GATTTATCTAAATTAGCAATTACTGTATCTGCTATACTTCCTGTTGGAAATGAAATTGTTATCGGACTATTAAAAGTTACATTACCATTAAATGAAACAGGTGAGTTAAATACAGCTTGATTGAAAGTAGATACACCTGTAAATGAAGGACTGTTTATGTTAGCCTTTAAATTAAGAGCAGCTTGTGTAGCAGTCGATACAGATAAACCTGAAGGAGACTGACCAACCATGCCTCCTACATTTAAAGCTGATGCGGTTATACCGGCTTCTGTAAATGTTTTATTAATAAATTTATTTGATGGACTATCAAATACGAGTATCTCACCTGGCCCTATCGAAGTAATTGTTGTATCAGTTAGACCTTGAAGTGTAGTAACTGCGTTACTTAAAGCGTTTTGTACGAAAGCCGTAGTTGCAACTTGTGTAGTATTAGTAGGAGAGTCAGCCGTTGGAGCTGTTGGTATACCTGTTAATGCAGCGTTATTAAGTAATTGTGCAGGTGATTGATTAGACACTGCTCCTAATCCGATATTAGAAGCCGTTATACCAGCAGTTTGTATACTACCATTTTTAAATTTATTAGTGGTTGAATCAAAGAACAGTATGTGACCTTGTGTTGGAGCTGGACTATTTGATATTATTACGTCATTAAGTTCCGCTAAAGTATCTTTCTGTTCAACAGCAGCTTGAACAAAAGCTGTAGTAGCTAACTGTGTACTATTTGTTCCAAATGTAGCAGTGGGAGCTGTTGGTACACCTGTAAACGAAGGACTTGAAAATTGAACTTCTTTTGATTCATTCGTAACATTTTCTAATCCCAGGGCCACTGCGTTAGTGGTGGCTACTGATTTAACGGTCACACTATGAGTCGGATTAATTACCGAGTTCAGTGAATTATTTTCATTTGAATTTAAAGTGATATTAGTTGCCATTAGTAACTACTCCCTGTCTGATTACTTACACCGCCCGATGGACTGTTATAAAATTCTACTTCTCCCATTGCCGATTTTGCAGGTGGAGAATCT